CTAAATCTAACTTTGATAAAGTTAAGATGAACTACAGTATCGTAGCACCTAGGATGTACAACGGTAAGATAGAGTCTGTAGTTAGTAGGATAACCGGGTTTGCTGATATGATTCAGTTGACCCATTTGAAGTTACAACAAGTATTATCTCGCATGGTTCCAGATGGTGTCTATTTAGACGCTGATGGTTTAGCTGAGATTGATCTAGGTAATGGTACGAATTACTCTCCACAGGAAGCTTTAAACATGTTCTTCCAAACTGGTTCTGTGATTGGTAGAAGTTTCACTTCGGAAGGAGATCAAAACCCTGGGAAAGTACCTATACAACAAATACAAAACGGAGCTGGTGGTAATAAGATGCAGAGCTTAATACAAACCTATAACTATTATTTACAAATGATTCGTGATGTCACCGGGCTTAACGAGTCTAGAGACGCATCCACACCAGATAAAAACGCGTTAGTAGGTATACAAAAGATTGCTGCAGCAAACTCTAATACAGCAACAAGACATATATTACAATCTATGTTATTGTTAGCTTCTGAATCAGCTGAGGCTTTATCACTTAGAATATCTGATGTTATAGAGTATTCACCAACAAGGGAAGCATTCATTCAATCGATTGGAGCTCACAACGTAGCGACTCTAGAAGAGATGAATGAGTTACACTTATACGATTTTGGTATATTCATAGAGTTAATGCCTGACGAAGAAGAGAAACAAATATTAGAAAATAACATACAACAAGCTTTAGCTCAGAAATTAATAGACTTAGACGATGCAATTGATCTTAGAGATGTTAGAAATGTTAAGTTGGCTAATCAACTACTTAAAATTAAGAGACAGAAGAAACTGGAGAGAGATCAAGCTATGCAACAGCAGAATATACAAGCTCAGTCTCAAGCTAACATACAGGCTCAACAAGCAGCGGCTCAAGCTGAAACTCAAAAAGAACAAGCAAAAGCCCAGATCGAGTCCCAGTTGGAGCAACAGAAGAACCAAATGAAGATAGAGTACTTGAAACAAGAGGCTTTAGTTAAGAGAGAGTTAATGGATCATGAATTCCAATTAAATATGCAACTCCGTGGAATGGAGAATGAGATCATAGATAAGAGAGATACTAATAGAGAGGATAGAAAAGATCAACGTGTAGACAAGCAAGCTGAAAATCAGCAAGCAATAAAAAAGGGTGAATCACTTAAAAAGTTTGAATCTTCAGGTAATGATGTAGTAGGAGGAGGACTTGGTTTAGAAAGGTTTGATCCCCGATAGTTTTTTAATTTTATAATATTTTATTATGGTAGAAGAAGTAGAAAACGTAGTTGAAGAGACTACAGAGCAACCCGTTGTAGAGCAACAAGTTGACGAATCAAAATTTGAAAGTGCTGGAGATGATAGCATTATTAAAGTAGACTTAAGTAAACCACCAACCAATGAAACTACAGAAACAGAAGCTGACACAGCAGGAGTGGTGGGACGCGATGAAAACACCGAGCCCACAGAAGAACAAGAAGAAGTACAGCCGCAAGGAGAAGTACAAGAAGAAGAGTTACCAGTATTAGAAGAGGTAACTGAAGAGGAGGTTGAGCAAGTTGAAGAGCAGATTGAAGAAGCTGTTGCTGAAGCTCAAGCCACTGGAAAATCTTTACCAGAGAATATTCAGAAGTTAGTTGACTTCATGGAAGATACTGGTGGAGATATAAACGACTACGTAAGTTTGAACAGAGATCTAACTAAGCTAGACGACTCTGAGGTACTCGATGAGTACTATAGAAAAACTAAATCTCATTTATCCGCTGAAGAAAGGAACTTTTTGTTGGAAGACAAATATGGTTTCGACGAGGACATGGATGATGAACGTACAATAAGATCAAAGAAAATCGCTTTAAAAGAGCAAGTTGCCGAAGCGAAGTCCTACTTAGACGGGCAAAAGTCTAAATATTATGAAGACATCAAAGCAGGTAGTAAGCTTACGAGCGAGCAACAAGGTGCTATTGATTTCTTCAATCGTTACAATAAGGAATCTGAAGAAACTAAAAAGCTAACAGACTCTAACAAACAAGTTTTTCAAAAGAAAACTGATAATCTATTCAACGACAAGTTCAAAGGTTTTGACTACAACGTCGGAGATAAGAAATACAGGTTTAATGTGAAAAACAAGAATGACGTTAAGACAAACCAAAGTGACCTCAACAACTTTGTCCAAAAGTTTTTGGATAAGAACAATCAGATGAGTGACGCTAAAGGTTACCACAAGTCTTTATTTACAGCAATGAATGCTGACGCTGTGGCTCAACATTTCTATGAGCAAGGGAAAGCAGATGCAATCAAAGATACTGTAGCTAAAGGTAAGAACATTAATGTTAACCCTAGAGGTACTCATGGAAGTGAACAAACTAGTGGTATGAAGGTTAGAGTACTAGGTGAAGGTACAGATGATTTCAAATTCAAGATTAGAAAAAGAAAATAATTAATTTTTAAATTAAAAAATTATGGCAATTACAAATGGTTCGTTACTAAATAAAGTACCTTCTGCTCAGCAGCAAGCTTTAGCTAGTAACTATCTTGACTTCGCAGGCGGTTCAACCGGTTGGGAGCAACAATACTTACCAGATCTAATGGAGAAGGAAGCTGAAGTTTTCGGACAGAGAACTATCTCAGGGTTTCTTGAACAAGTTGGGGCTGAAGAAGCTATGCAATCTGATCAAGTAGTTTGGTCTGAACAATCAAGACTACACTTATCTTATGTTGGTACAGTAGCTACCGCTGGTGATACTAACGGTACTTTTACTGTAGTAACTGATATTGATGGTTCCGCAGATGGTGAAAATGGTTTTGCTGTGGCAGACCATGGTGTTCGTGTTAACGATGTAGTGCTTATTGCTACTGCTGGTATAGTTACTAAAGCTTTAGTTGTGGAAACTCCAGCTACAGCGGTTATTACAGTTGAACCTTACGATAAAGCTACTTTAGCTGGTCATGCTACTACTGGTAGTGGATCTGTTTTGTTAGTAGTAGGTTCTGAATACGGTAAAGGTCAGTCTTACAGTGATATTACTGGTGCTGCTTCTGCTGAGAAAAGAACTGCTTTAACACCTACTTTTAAATCTTACAGCAATAAGCCTGTTATCATGAAAGACTACTACGAAGTATCTGGATCTGATGCATCGGCTATTGGTTGGGTTGAAGTTACAGGTGAGGAAGGTCAGAATGGTTACTTATGGTACTTGAAGGCTGCTGGTGATACTAGAGCTCGATTCTCTGATTATTTAGAAATGCAAATGTTAGAGGCTGAAAAAACTGTAGCTGCATCTATTATTGGTTTTGCTGACGGACAAATTCGCGGTGCTGCTGATGGTGGTGCTGATAGTGCTGGTTCTGAAGGTTTATTTGCTGCTATAGAATCTAGAGGTAATGTTACTTCTGGGGTTACTGGTGTAAATGCTGCGACTGATTTAGCTGAATTCGATGCTATCTTAGCAGAATTTGATAAGCAAGGTGCTATTGAAGAGAACATGATGTTCTTAAATAGAGCAACCTCTTTAGCTGTTGACGATATGTTAGCTTCAATGAATTCTTACGGAGCTGGTGGTACTTCTTATGGAGTATTCGACAATGACGAAGATATGGCTTTAAACTTAGGTTTCTCTGGTTTCAGAAGAGGTTCTTATGACTTCTATAAATCTGATTTTAGATACCTTAATGATAAGTCTACGAGAGGTGAGATCAATAGAATTGCAGGGTCCGCTGCTATCCGTGGAGTTATCATACCTGCAGGTGTGTCTACTGTGTATGACCAATCTTTAGGTAAAAATCTTAAACGTCCGTTCTTACACGTTCGTTATAGAGCTTCTCAAACTGATAACAGAAAAATGAAAACTTGGACTACTGGTTCGGTTGGAGCTACTACATCTGCTTTAGATGCTATGCAGATCCACATGCTTTCTGAGAGATGTTTAGTTACTCAAGGTGCAAACAACTTCATGTTAATGAAGTAATATAGGATGGGGCTTAGGCCCCACCTTATTTTTTTTTAATTTTTATTATATTATATTATGGCTAAAAAGCAAACAAAAAAAGCTGCAGTAAAGGAAACTGTAGTTGAGCAAGAGGTAGTTGAAGTAATGGAGCGAGTTCTAAGTGAACCTCAGACTCCAACACAAAGCTACGAGAAACCAGGTAAAGATAAGGTCGTTACTGAAGTTACAAAACAGGAACCTAAAACGCAGAGAATTGAAAAGACAAATAAAGTTTTAGATGATGGTTGGGAACTCAAAAATAGAATATATAAACTTAAGGGTTTTAAGAAACCATTATCTAGATCTGTAAGATCAGCTAACATACATTGGTTTGATGAGGATCAGGGATTTGAAAGAGAGCTGAAATATTGCTCTAACCAAAGAACTGTATTTGTTGACGAAATGAAGGGAGATCAAAGACTAGAACATATCATATTTAGAAATGGAATGTTAATGGTTGAAAAAGAAAAAGTTGTATTGCAGAGACTACTATCTCTTTATCATCCAGATAAAGACGTTATGTTCTATGAAGAGAAACCAGCAGCGAAAGCAGCATCTCAAATAGAGTATATAGAAATGGAATTTGATGCTATGTCAGCGGCAATGAACTTAGATATAGATATGGCTGAAGCTGTGATGCGTGTAGAGTTTGGTTCTAAGGTATCAGAGATGAGTTCTAAGGAACTTAAAAGAGATTTATTATTATACGCTAAAAGAAATCCAGCGTTGTTCTTAGAGTTAGTTAACGACGACAATGTTGTATTAAGAAACTTTGGTATTAAAGCAACAGAGCTAAACATTATAAAGTTATCATCAGATCAAAGACACTTTATGTGGGGATCTAACGATAGAAAACTTATGACAGTTCCGTTTGACGAACACCCATACTCCGCACTTGCACAGTGGTTTAAAACTGATG